CAATTAGATGTACCAATGGATACAGAACAAGCAATCACAGAACAATTAGATGTACCAATGGATACAGAACAAGCAATCACAGAACAAGCAATCACAGAACAATTAGATGTACCAACAGATGTAGAACAATTAGATGTAGAACAAGAAATACCATTAGATGTAGAAAAAGTATTAAAAGTAGATTCTAATATACAATTGGATAACAACAATCATCTTAGTGATAATAAAATTAATAATAATGAACATGTTGATATGCCCATCAATCTTACTATTAAGCCTATTAAAAATATAGACACTGGCACGAAAGATATTGAAGCTGAATTACAATTAAATAATGCAAGTAATTCTATTATAAATAATAATGATGCTTTAGAAAAAAGTTTACATGAATTCTATAAAATAAAAGAAGAGTTACCCTTAAAAAATAATAAATCCGATAGTAAATTCTTTTTCTTTAAAGATGCAAAAAAATATAATATTTAGATAATAATTAAGTTATTTTATTATTATTATTATCTAAATAAAATTTATAATGGAAGAGTTAAAAAATCCCTATTCATTTGCTTTATTAGCAGGATTTATTGGATCAACTGTTTCTTTTATAGAAAATAAAGTATATAAAACAGAAGAATCAGGTAATTATTATTTGAAAACGTTCATTTTTATTACGATATTAACATTAGTAATATTATTTTTATATGATTCTGTTAAATTTACACAGTTACAAGGTATTTCTTTAAATAATCAAGATATATTAACAGGTGATCCTGGATTTTGATTATAATCGTTCAAATTAGTTGAGGAATGGTTACATTTAATATCCTATATATATTTTTATAAAAATAATATTAAATTTATAAAATAGTTACACTTATTATAAATTTAATATGTATCCTTTGTAAGAAACTGGATCAATAATAGCTTGCTTTTTTAACATTAATTAACATACCTTTTTTATTACCTCTTAATTCTGATAAAGTTAATTCATCATTACTATTATCATGATCTGGATTAAAATTATCCGAATGATATTTCCAAAATTGTGGTGCACCTAATTGAAACTCATTATGTTCTTCTGCTTTATACCAAAATACTTGATCTTCTAATTTATTACTCTTCGCATTATTATTAATCACTACACATTCATAATTTTCTGTACATTGATCCATTACTTGACAGAAAATATCAAACGTTGGAAACATACCAGCATATTGTTCATATAATCTTTTTCTATTAGAATAATAGTTTTCACGTAAAATAAATACAAAATCTATATTTGTTCTTAAATTAGGAGGAATACCTAATGCATATTGCATAGTAATAATAAACATTATTTTATAATGTCTTCCATTCATAAATAATGATCGTACATTTGAATTTCGGATCCAACTTTTATCATATAAACAATCATCAAGTATTATAAAAGCTCTTGGATCAATATTAGAATTACCCAGTTCTGCGATTTCTTTTTGTATAGATGTTATTATTTTTTTTTGTCTTTTAACAACATTTAGTATTATTTCTGGTCTATATTCTCCATGAATAAAAATACTTGGCATAATTTTAGAATAAAATGCATTAGCTCCTTCAGTTCCGGAAATAACTGTACCAACAGGAACATCTGAATGATGGTATAATAAATCTTTTACTAAAAAACTTTTACCAGTTTCGCGCTTTCCTATAAAAACGACAACTTTATCATCAGTTATCATATTCATGTCAAATTTCTTGAGTTCTAATGACATATCTAATTTTATATACTTAATTAGTTCAATATATTTTAATGTATATATATACGCGATAAAGTACCAAACGTAAAAAATCTCTATATGTTAAATATAATTTAAAATGAATGAGTTATATTTAAAATTGGGATTGAAAATAAATAATGACAAGCAACAACAAATTTTACATAAATCTATAAAAAGATTGTTTAAAATAAGAAGTATAAGTAGTTTTAACCCATATTTATCATTATTTTCTATTCGAAATATTGATAATAAGACTTTTAATAACAAACATCAAATTATTAAATTGATAAATAAAAAGACAAAAAAGCGGGTTAAGAATGCAATTTTTAAGGGATTAATAAGTGTAAATAATAAACAATATTTTAAAAATATTTTTATTAAAGAATGTCCTTTATTTAATCCTGAACATATACAAATAGATATGTCTATTAGTGAAGATGGTATTTATAGTTATAAAAATTATTTATTATATAAGTTTTTATATGATTTAGATAATTCATGTAATACAGAATTATTTGTTAATTATTTAACTTCTAAATTAACCGAATTAAATATATGTCCTCATTTTGCATTATTTTATGGCTATACAATTGTAATAATGAATAAATTTTCTCAAGAATGTAATAATTCATATATAAAACCTACATCTAAAATTAGACTTATAAATAATAATAATATTTATATTGAACGAACAAACTTCCCATGTTTATTATTATTTACCGAAAAATTAGACGATGAGTTATTTAATTATTTTACGAATCCTAATTTAAAAATAATACATGTAAATGAATGGTTATCATATATATACCAAGTAATATTTTCATTGGCAGTAATTCAAAAGTATTATAATATGACTCATAATGATCTACATATGGCAAATATAATGTATAAATACACATCTGATAAATATTTATATTATAAAATAGACAATATTTATTATAAAATACCTACATATAATAAAATTATTAAAATAATAGATTGGGGAAGAGCAACATATAATTTTAACGATTATAAAAGTAGAAACAGTGTATTTCAAACAGATGGTGATATATTTGGTCAATATATATTTAGAAAAATAAATAATTCAGGAAAAACCCCTATCTGTATAAATAAATCAACAGATCTAGCAATATTTTGCTCAACGATCATTACAAATCGTCTATTTCCTAAATCTGGTAAATTATATAATGAAATTAAAACTTGGTTAACAACTAAAAAGGGTTATTTATTAAATAATAATGATGTATTAACATTTAAATTATATAGAGATATTGCAATATTATGTGATGATTTAATACCTATTGTTAAAATTAAATCGCATATTTTCAATAAATTTATTATTAATGTAAATAATATTCCAAAAAAACTGTTTACGTATTAGATTTATCAATAAAATTGTTAAAATTATTTCTATTATATGTTGATATATTTTCGTTAAAAGGATATGTAGACCATGTATCAGGTTTGTCAAATAATCCACTATATAGGTTTTTTAAATTTATTGAATTTACCTGTTCTTCATAAAATGTACGTGGTATATATCTATATTCTATTTTAGGTGGAGGGCATATTCTTTTATTTTCCATATATCCTACTACAATAAAAATAATACTAATTATAAATAGTATCAAGACAAATGATCTCATTGTATTTGTATATATATAGATATTATATATTTTCAGAATTAAAACTGTTAACAGATTGTTCAGATTGAACGATTGTATCTTGACTCTTATTTATTAATCGTTCAGTTTCCTCTGATGTACCAGTATTTAATTGATCAGCCTTTTTTTTGTCTACTTCAGCCTGTGCCTCTTTTTTTATTTTTTCAATATTATTTCTAAAATGAAGTTCTTTTGCTTCCTGATTTTCTTTGTATTTCTTAACTAAAGTATTTAATTCTGATTCAAAATATTCTTGATTGTCTAATTTATCTGGTTGTGGATCCCATGGTAACCAATATCCAACTTGCCCTACAAATACACTAAAATTTTTATCAATTCGTTGTAATTTTTTTGCTTTATTTTGAGCTTCTTGTAAAGTATCATATACACCTCTAACTTTAACACCTCTTATAGAAGTTTGGAAATTATTTTGACTATTAAATTCTTTTTCTAAACGTTCTCCATGATTATATATAAAGTCCTCGAATTTTTTTTCAATATTATCTGTAAATATTGTTGGTAAATCTACGTTAAGTTTATTAAGTGTATCTTTAAGTTCATTAAAAGTATTTTCTAAAAAATGCTTTAGTATAAAGGAATCTTTTCTTTTTAGTACCTTTTCAGGAGAAATAAATGATAAACATACATAATTTTGTCCCCTGATAGAGTTATCCACTTCAAGAAAGTCTTCTTCAACAATTGTTTTTTGTTTATGATTCATTATATTAAATATAAATTATGAAGCTTTAAGTATTTATTCATAATATTTATTAATTATTAAAATTTTTTTCTATTTATAATATATAATATGAATACAATTCAAAAAGAATTAAACGACCTAAGATCGGCATTTGATTTACAAGAAATTGTAAAAAGAGCTGTAAAATATTTAATTGAAGGTGGTGCTGTAGCTGTGGCAGCATTTTATATACCTAAAGAAAAAATGAATATTGAAGAAATTGTCATGATTGCAATTACTGCCGCCGCTACATTTGCAATATTAGATTTATATGCTCCAAGTATTGGTACGGCCGCAAGACAAGGTACAGGTTTTGGTATTGGTGCTAATATGGCTGGCTTCCCAAAACTTGGTTAATATGATCCAATTTCTTAAATAACAGTTTTATAATATTATTACCTAAATGATCTTAACAAATACACATATTAAATTTATAATAAGAGTACTATTTTATAAATTCAATATTTTCAATAATAATTAGTCATTCTTTTAATTTAGATTTATTGAATCTGAATAGTTTACATTCATTGTTCAGATATAGGATTGTTTTCAACATACCTATTGTCTTAAAAACCATATATTAATTATACATTTAATAATATAAATTAAAAGTATAGATATTCAAGTGTTGTTAATATAAAATAATGTAATAATTCTTTGAAATGTAATATATATGAATCTATACTATTTTTTATTAAGTAGTATAGATTAATAAATATAGGATTATTTTTATAATAATATTAGACTAAATAGGTTATTAAGAACATTTCATTAAAGGTATTTCTAAATTGTTTTAATATATTGCCATTTAAGATCATTACATATTTGTTTCCATATTTTATCTTGTTCAGCTAATTTTTCTCTTGATTTTAACAAACTAAAGTGTTTTAATAATGTATCCATTTCAAGTAATTGTAAACATTTAAATAATACATAAGAATATGATAAAAAATTACTTCGTTTATTTGGACAATGATTTATCCAAGGCGTTTGTATTTCTTTAAACATCATTCGTAATTTTTCTTCCGTGTTTCTATTTATAATAGGCGCAGGTTTACCACTTAAACGATTTATAATATGTGGAACATGTTCATAATATTTATTTAATCCTAATTTTTTGAGAATATCTCGTATTTTATTTACTTTTAAATTATTAATATTTAAATGAGGCTCTTTATTAAGTTCCTTTTTGATTAATTTATATACACTTTTAGGTATATCGGTTGATTCTTTTGCTTGAAATTGTGCTAACCATTCATTAAAATGATTAATTCTTTTATACGCAAAATAACTAATTTCTCTTGGAGGTTCTTTATAGGAAGGTTTGTCAGAATCAACTAATATTTTAGTTTGTAAACCACATGTTGGACATATCATTGTACTTTCAGTTTGTATATATATATTTTCAATATTACAATGAACACAATAATTTATATTTGACTTGTTTGTATGTACATTATAAATATACGTTTTATCAGAATACATCATGTATTTATTTAAAATATCTGTTTTTGTATAAGTATCTATTTTTTTATTATCTATTTTTTTATCTATTTTTTTATCTATAGATTTGATATCTTTATTATCTGTTTTCATAAACATATCAACTATAGAATCTTTTCTATGTACAATTTGATTACTTTTATTATTATATTTTTTTGAATCATAATAATAATATAATAATTGACTTGTATTTAATAAATATTTATTTAATTCATCTTTATTTTCAATTGATTTAATATATTTCTCAAGATCTGTAATTTTATCATATAATACAAGTTTTCTTTCTAATTCAGAAGAACTTAGATCTCTTGTATTTCTTTCACAAAAACTGGTATATTCCTTATGTAAACTATTTAGTAAATCATATTTTTTTTTTAAAGTGCTTTCTTTTTCATTGAATGCATTTATAGTGCGATTATGTTTAGCATCAATAGTTACTCTTAGTTCAGCTTTTGTCGATGGTGCTCTATTTTTCTTCGCTTTAAATATAACCATCTTTAAATAATATCTATTTATATCTTTAAGTATTTATAGTATTACGTTTCATTGATATAAAACATATCTATTAAAATTTATATGACTATTTTTAAAGGAATTAAGGATCCAATAGATATAAATATGTTAAATTTACATAAAATGCTTTTTATATATAATGCAATTTTAAATGGTTGGACAGTTAAAATGATAACGAATAATAATTTTGAATTTATAAAAGATAAGAAGAAAGTTAAGAAGAAAATCTTATTAGATAATTATTTACAATATTTTATAGATAAAAATTTTAATATAAATAATATTATAAAATAATTATATTAATTATTAATTATTAATTATTAATATGGTATTTTACAAAATAACTGTTTCTGTTTTAGGATAAATATGTCCATATATGAAGACTTTAGTTAGATATATATTAATATATTTAATATTTAATTTAAGATGTTTTTGTAATTTTATTTTCTATTTATATTATATAATCT